ATTATTCTGTTGAATTCTTCAAACTCTTCCTGAGATACTATGACTGGAGTAAATTCATTACCCATAACCTCATCCATAAATAATTCAGAAGGTTTTATACACATCTCCACGCCTTTTTCAAGCAGTGGGACAATGTAAAGAGTTTCTATTATTTTATAGATTTTTTGGTACTTAAAAGTCATCATATCATAGTCCATAAATAGTTTAACATCTCCAGATTTAGTTACTTTATTTCTGTCTCCTCTTCTAATATCCAAAAACAACTCATTGGAGAGGCATATCATAAATAAAGTCTTGAAAACTCCTCTGCTATCCCTATATAGAATTATACCTGGACCTACATAAAACTCTACAATCTCCCCCGAAACAATATATTTAAAATGTTTCCAATTTAGGATATGAGATTTAAAACTCTCATTAAATTCAGCAAATATGGAAATACCATATGGAAAATCATTGTAATAAATACCTAAATAAGGTATAGTAAGAGGTTTGTCAGTTCTTATAGCAGTATCAGTTGCAAGATTTGAAAGGACACTCACAAGAGGTATCCATCCAGAATAAGTGGAACTATATACATGTTCTGGGTCATCTCTCATATTACCCCTTCTATAATTATCCAGATTATAAAGTAGCTCTTTACAGGAATCTGTGGATAAATTATCTATATTCATTCTTCATAAGTTTTTATTAATGGTAAAAATACTTCATACTTAAAAGGAACTTCCCGTACCTTCATCCCTTCTACTATATTGGTAAGGTGATTGGTAAAGAAAGTTGTCATAAAAGAGCCTATCATAGCTGCCACATGAGAAGTTTGCTTTACAGAACAAGCTGTTTCTGCCACATCTGCATCCTCAAAAAGGGTTTCTTCATATCTTTTTATTCTGCTTGGTGTTACACAATAGATTTGAAAAAACTCTGCTTCCAGTCTCCCATCTATAAAAATAGCTTTGTAGGCTTCATTCTGTGGCAATTTGTCTATTTTACTTTTCCAGGCCATGAATACCTCTTTTCTGGCTTTCATATTATCAAAAGCTGAAAAGCAATTATAGGATACTTTGCTATTTATGTCCATGGTATCGACATATATACTCATACGGGAACTGTCTGAAAAATAACCTATACTTTGTTTTAAGGCTTCTACTTTTTTCTTCCCTATAGCATCCTTTCCATAAAATTGCCCTCCAATATTTCTTGCTTCCACAATATCAAAATCATGTACTGAACAAGGAAATCCAGCTCTTGTCAGAAAAAGTGACAGCCAGCTCCCTATTCCTCCTGCACCACCTATAGTTATATAAGTGGAGGAGGCTAACCTAAACCAGGGTAACCCCCTGAAAGTGATTGTTGCTTCTGTATTCATTATGTTCATATTTCAGTAAATTCTTGTATTTTAATAGAAAGACTGTTTAAAAACGGATATCTAATGGAGTATTCAGAGAACTTGGAGTCAATATCATTTATGACAACATCCTCTTCAATTTCATCCGTTAAAAAATATCCCTCATACTCTTCCTCAAAAGTTTCAAAGAAACTATCTGTCAGATATTCCTGAGTAAACTCTTTCTTGTCCAGACAATTTTGAATATCATTCAAACAATCCTCAAAATCCAGGTTGTAGAGGTAATGTTTATTATAGCCCAGACAAAGCAGGATAAATCTTTCTATAGATTCATCCCAAGTCTCCTTCATAACATCAAAAGAATCTTTCTTAACAGGGGTGGCTTCCCTTGGAAAGTACTGAGCTTCAGCTTTCTGATAAGATGTAGCTCTTCCCATTCTATTAGGCTCAGCATATTTCTGAGAGATATCATATCCATAATCATAATTACCTCTATGTATTTCCAACTTTTTGGTTTCCATGATTTTTCCAACATTCTCCATAAATTCCTTATCCATGGTGTTCTCTGGCATCTGACAGGAAATATTGCAATCATAGGAAAAAAGCTTTTCCTTTTTGTGTATAAAGGAGACTCTTTCTACCAGATACTTTTGCCCATTCTCATCCATAGCATAGTAAGGAGCTTTTACAGGAACTTCCAGTTGCCCTATAAAACCAATCTTACCAATGATGTCCAGTCTGTTGTTAACCACTACAGAAAGATAGTAATTATGAGCTTTAGCATTGGTGGCCAGCTCTTTCTCATCGGTACCTGAAAAGAAAACATTCATATTATTATGAGAATGTATCAGACCATGCCTCCATTCCAGTCTTTCTGGCTTGTTCATCAGATAATCCACATACCTTTCATCATAGGTGAACTCTGTAGCACAAGCAGTTCCCTTATCCATGGGCAAAATGTCCTCTATTGTAATGGTCATTTTATCTGGCTGCTGGATAGTTCCCTGACAAGAATAAAACAATACTCCAGACCACTCAACAGAACTGAGTAGTGAGCACAGATACTGTATCTTCTGGATTATTTTTTCTTTGAAGATTATAGAGACTGATACCTTTTCTGGCTTCTTCAACTCTTTTTCTTTTTGCATAATAGTTTATGTATTTTTGTGTATTTGTACTGTTTATAATTTTTATAAATTTCTCTAACAGAAGGGGATATATATGAAGAGTTTCAGGGTTATTTTCTGAAGTATTATTCTTTAAGTCAGTAATTTTTATTTTCAAATACCTTTTGCTACCCCTGAATAACACATATTTATTATAGGCAGCTTTTGCAAAAGCCCCCTCTTCTCCTATCTTATAATAGTTTTCTCCCGATTTTGTGCATAGCAGATAAAAATACTTCTTATGAACAAGCATTTTTTTCAGTGAATTTATAAAATCAAGACTCTCTACCACATTTATATTCCCATTACTATTGGTATAAGACCACTTCTTTTGCAGTTCCTTATTCTCGTTAACAGCTGAAAAAAGCTGGGCAGAATAAGAATTATTATATGAATATCTGCCTGTATTTCCCCTTACCATTGAAATCTGGCTCATTCTGATATAAGGGCCGCCTTCCAGACTTTCCCACTTAACATAAGAATCAAGTGTAAGAAGAAACAGCTCAAATAGATTTTTATCAAATGCCTCTGCTCCGATGATGAGTTGTATCAAATCTCCAACTTCACTGGTACCTAAACAGAAACTTCTGTGATTATCTCCATCATAGTTTTCATTAAAATAATCAAAATAGTCACTATCAGAATAAATATGGGAGTGTATATAGCCTGAAGATTTTTCCTTTTCTGTCAGAGTAGTTCTAAATCCTGTAATTTGACTTTTTAAATAAGGACCAGTATCAAGTATCCCGTTAAATTCCAATCTTATATACAAGTCTAAAATTTCATGGGTTCTTCCTTCTGAATTTGAGATATTGAATTTTGGAAAATAAATAAGAATATGAGGAAATTTATTCAGATGATAAAACTGGAAACTCCATCTGTCCTTATAGACAGTATTAAGAGTATCCATCATCTGTTTCACTATCTCCTTCTGTATATCTGTACTTATATCAAAATAACCATTATCTACAAATTTCTTCATCCAGCTCCACCTATAAGACAGTGGGCTGTTATTGAGAAGTTCTAATTTGTCCATAACATTAGTAAGAACCCCTGGCTTTATACCAGAGGTTCTCTTTTATTTAGGCATTAAAGATTTCATCAGCTTCTTTCTGAAGTCTTTGCAACTCCAGCTCCTCTTCAGTAAGAGAATTGGATTGAGGTTTGGGGTAAATAATTTTTACATATACCTTTGCAACACATTTATCTGAAAAATACTCTTTAAGAAACTTATCGACAATTTCTCCAATTTCTTCCTCTTCTTCAGTATAATCTTCTCCTTCTTCACCTTCTTCTCCTTTGACATCACTAAATCTTTGAATGGCTTCATTCATTTGCCCTGTACTCAAATGAGTATAATCAGTGGCATAGGCAATTTTAATAGCTTCCTGTAGGTTTTTATCTTTCTTGATGATAGCTTTTGCTTCTCCGTAGGGAAGATAAGAGCCAGACTTGGTGTCTTTTGGGCGAAGAAATAATACAAAATCCTGCTCAGGAAGAGTAGCGGTATCTACAGATAAATCACGTCTGGTAATATTCTCTGTAGCATTCAAACTTGAAAAATCAAATAATCCAAAGAGTTCTTCTTTCAGTGCTCCCCAGGTTGTTGCTGTGGAAACGTGTTCATACTTCTGCTGTCCTTTTGTGGAATAAACTGTTACTTTCATTTTTATAAAATTTTATTTGTTTAGAAAATTATTTTTAATTTGTTACCAATCAATCTCTTTCAATCCTTTTGCCTTGAGGATATGATTTACCATATTAAAGTGATTGCAACCATAAAAACCTGCTTTACCTCCAGAGTAAGTCTCTGATGCTGGGTGAGGTGCTTCAAGTACATAGTTACAATCATCTTTAATAGGGATATTATCCAATAACTCATCGGGGTAGTTTTGCAATACAAAAGGTTCTTTGATGAATATCTTGTATTTTTGAGCTACTTTACCCCAGAGTATCCATATAGCAGGATTTTCACTGGAAAGATGTTTTATCAGAGCCTCTGTAAAGAACCTCCAATAATTGATGTGGCTACCTGGTTTTCCTGTTTCAACTGTCAGGGCAGTGTTAAGTAGAAATATACCCTGGCTTTCCCAGGAATGTATATCAACAGCACCTTTTCCTGTGCTGTTTAAAATCTCTTCGTACATAATACGAAGAGAGGCTGGAACTCTTTCAGTTCCATTTACGAAGCTTAAACCCACTGCATCTCCTGGAGTGAAATATGGGTCTTGTCCAAGCAGAATTACCTTTACATCCTCTACAGGCATAGCCAGTACCCTGAATATATTCATAGGTTCTGGCTGATAGGATATCATAGGAAGGATTACTTCATTTAAGTCTTTCAGTGGTGGCTCATAGAGCTTATGAAAGATAGGTTTCCAGCTGTTGTGAATTAGGTCTGTTGGTCTCATAAATTATATTGTTCTGTAATAAAAAACTTTTAAGTGCTTCTACACCTTTACTGGCATACATATCAGCAGGGTCTTTAATCCCTTTTGCTAGTAATGCTGTATCAAAATGTACTACTCTTGAGTTATTGATAAGAAGATTTAATTTGTTTGCTGCATTTATTCCTGCTTCATCATTATCAAAGAATATTACAACATCCTTAAAACCTTCCACTATTTCCTGCAAATTCTCAGGGAAAGCTCCTTCGTTCTGAAACCAGATGTTATTTACACCCAGGTTCTTCAGTACTCTGTAGTCTTTATAGCTTTTTGATATTACAAGTTGTTTAGTGGTTCTATCCATATTCTCAGTATTTACATCATTCCTGGTACAGGTGGAAAGAAATCTGTATCTACCCTTCTTATAAGGAAAATATAGTTTCTTTCTATTCTCTGGAAAGTCAGTAAAAGCGTAACATTTAGTATATACAGGTATAGTCTTATTACCTTTTCTACCATTTTTCAGAAAAATCTTCTGTACTGGAAACACTTTATCATCCATAAGATTTCTTTTTGATATCCCGAACTTATCCCAATAAATACCATCTGTTCTGTTAAAAGGTCTTGTCTCTATTATTAATTCAGCACTTTTTCTTTGATTTTCTACCTTGGAACTCAAGTTAATATGTGTTTTTTCCAGGTTGTTTTTCTCAATAATATGATGCTGAATAAATTGTAGAGTTTCAAAAAATCCTGACAGATTATAATACCTTTGTATAAAGGCAAAACAATCATAGGTGTTACAAAAAGAGTCTGCATAGTCAACAAACAAAAGCTTGTTACTATGCAGACCTCTTTGAAAATAAGCACCAGGATTATTATCCACTCTTAATGGAGAACAAATGTAATCATATTCTTTTGGTATAAATCCGAGGACATGCTCAAAAAGTTGTTCCTCTGAGACATACTGAAGGATTGTTTTCTTATCTATATAACTCTTTACTTCAATGTTATCATCTTGAAATTGATTAAAATTTTCCATAAAGAGTATAAGATTAAGGGTTTACCAGGATGATTTTGTAGCAGATGTACCTGCATTCATTGCACTACCACCTATAGAAGTTTCCTGACCTTCTTTTTGCTGATTGGCTTTTGGAGAATCAAGATAGCTTTTACTTCTTTTAAAACGGTGCACATTTCCTGCATCATCTACATAAGACAGTCCTTCTGCATTTCTTACTTCTTTCCATGCACCTACAGGAGCCATGTGAGCAGTAATGAAAGAGCCATCTTTCAAATTCTTTGGTAATTCCAGGAAAGTCATAGTATTGCCTTCTTTAATTTTCCACTGATACTGCAGAAACACATCCACAGGTTTTGCTCCAGCTACTGCAGGAGCCATCAGGGTGCATACCAATTTTGCAAAGTCCCCAAAACTATTCAGAGGTGCAGTAAAAGCAGCCTTCAGATTATCCTCGGATATAAAAATCTTCAGATAGTGGGTCATTACTGATTTGAAGTGCTTCATCTGCTCATTGTAGTTCTTGGTATAATCAGGATGTCCTTCGTTGATTTCTCCACCATCTTTACCAAATACCTTATTCACAGGCATCCACCACTGTTTGTAAATACTCTCTCCACTCTTGATTTCAATAGCAATCTGTTCAGAGAGTTCTTTACCAGTTTCATCCTTGATAGCAGGTGTATATTCAAATTTCTGAATAACACCTGTATTCAAGCCAAACAAACCAAAGCCAGATTTTGCTTTAAGACTGGCATCTTCATCGCTTTGAAAACCAAAACCAATTTTTTCTTCATTCATTTTTTCTAATTTTTATTAATTAATAATCAATAGTTCAGGGGATTGTTAGCAATAGGGGGAAAAAGGTTTTCTGGTTCTTCCTCTTCTTCTTCAACTCCATATTCTTCCATAGAAGAAGGACAATTTCCTTCGTCTGCAATATCCTGCAGCATTTGCAGCTGTTCAACTTCTTCAAAAGGAGTTTCCAAAATTTCAGGAGCTTTATCCTCTTTTTCATCAGCCACTATTTCAAAAGCAGGGAGATGAAATTTGCGGATAGTAAGACCTACGGACTTAAGAGCTTTAGCCATCTGAGTTTCTGGAATACCATAGTATTCAGCCAGCTCTTTTCTTTTCATACCATTTTCAACTTGTTTTTTTAATTCTGTAAGAGTAATCTTAACAGGTTCTTTTTGCTTTGTCATTTTGATAAATTTTTTGTTAGTTAATATAAAACTTGCTATGCATAATAGTATTCATACATTTTTTCCAGTACATAACCCATGTCATTGGGTATAAATTCCTCGTCAAACATACCTGCAGGAGATTTACAGGTGGAAGCTCCATCACTCTTGGTTCTGAAACCATACTTTATATTTTCTCCATCCTTTCTGATTTCACATTCAAGGATTACAGTAAACAATCCATCCAGATAGATATTGTTATCAATCATAGAACCTGCAGTCTTAATCTTGATGCGTTCATCTTTTCCTACTTCAGTATGGAACATCATAATGGCATTCAAATCCATCCTTGCAGATTTTACGGCATTGATAACTTTCATAAAATCCACGGCTAAATCTGTCCATTTATCGAATCCTCTCTTTTTAGCTGAGTCAATGACATCAAATCCCATGATATAACCTGCATCATCAATAATAAGGTTTTTGATTTTAGGATTAGCAGCTACTGCTTGACAAAGAGAGGCTATCTCTTCGGGATTGGTCAGAATAATGTGATTTTTTCCTTCAGACAGTTTTCTGTCATCTATGGGATACATTTTCATTGCCCCTTTTCCTGGCAGAGGCTTGCCACCTACATTAATGATAAAGGTCTCTTCTGGTTTCAGTCCTTTAATCCCAAACTTCTCATTGGGAAGCAGAGAAGTTGTTTTTCCGAAACCCGCAGGTCCCATAATTGCAATTAAATTTGCCATTTTGTTATAAAATTTATTGTTTAAAAGTTTTGAAATCTTTCAGCGCCCCATTCATATTCACCCTAAAGTGTTGTGGATAAGGCACAAATCTACTTTCTACCAAATGAATTGTTCTCAAATTTGGAAACAGTTCATTTCTTCTGGTGTCTTTTATTTTCAATCCAAAGTGTGTAGTCAGGTTATACCTTTCATCATTTGGATTGAACATGGTAAAGACATGAGTACTTTCTTCTGACAGATTACCACTGTCCTTGATTAGCTCTGGTTGAGGATAAATCAAATCTCCCATAAACTTTAACCTGTCTATGTCTGCCATATCTCTGTTCAGATGGACTATGTTTACAAAAGTGTATCCTAATAGCTTTCTGAGATAAGTTTCATATTCAATGGTCTTGTCTATGGTCTCCTTAATTGAAAACCCCCGTTCCTTAGATACCTTTCTGATAGTATCCAGAATAACAAAAACATATTCATTGGGGTCATTGGGGGCATATCCCACCAGCTTCTCCTCTTCCTTGTCTCCCTTCATGTATTTTTCATAGATGAAAGAACCCCTGAAAGTGGCAAAGTTCAATAACTCCTTATAAATACCTGTAGGATTTTCAGACTTCTCTATAAAGATAATTTTACCCCTTTTGAGTAATGTGCCATCAGAGGCATATTCTCCCATCAGCGGAACTATTCTGTTCTCATAGATAATTTTGATTTTCTCCAGTATAAACTCAGGTACTTTTATAATGTTTCCATTATCATCCTGTATATGACCCATTAAAAAGGCAGAGGAGATAAAGATAATGTTCTCATTATTTACAGTAATACCTTCAGGTAATGTATAGGTGGCTAAACCAAAGTCTGCATACAGGAAGTGAGCACAAAAGTCAAACTCCATGGATACTCTGTCCATCTCCCAGGAGTAGTAAATCCAGGTGATGTTGATTTCAGGATGTTCCAGGGCATAGAGGTAAGGGGATATTAAAAAGCCATAATTCACTAAGGTGCTTTTTCCCACCTTAGGTGATGATGCAATGGTATACATCATTTTACGCTGTAACCCATTAATAGCCTTTGTAATAGGTTCTAAACCAGGCCCCATGGGCAATCCTTTGTTACTGCCAGATTGCCCTTTCTTAAATTCCTCTATAAAATTACTCATTACTTCATGGTATTGGTCAAAGAAGTTCTGCCATCAGAAGTATTTTCCTTTATTCTTTCCAGCCAGGTTAACAGCTCACTGCTTCCTGTATTGATATGACCCTCAAAGATAAACTTGTGAGATTTCATCAGGTATCTGGGACTGGAAACAGACCTGAAATAAGCATTAACTGCTTCCTTTACATCCTCTACTCTGTACTGCGGATATTTTGCAAAAAACCTCTTGAACCTTAGAATACAGGTATTGAGGTCTCCAGCTCTCTCTGGATTAATTTGCTTGAAAGCATCCCTGAACTCCACTACCCATTCAAAATTAGTGAGTTGTTCCTCAAACAGAGGGATATTCCAGACAAGCCCCTGTTTTTCAGTAACCTCAAAAATATTGGTTGTAAGCATCCTCAGTTTAAGAATGTCGGGAGTAAAAGTTGCAACGCAGTCGAAATACAAAGATAGTAAATAACTTAAACCATCGTCATATCTGATGTCATTTTCTTTTAAAATTTCTCTGATTTCAGAGTTGATTACTTGACTCATACTAAAAATTCATTTATTGATTTATACTCAATTCTACTCTCATCCAGATTTTCAGAAGCCTTATTGAACCACACCTCATCCTGGGTATCCTTGCACACAATAATATAGATGTGAGCTTCATGGCCTTCCCGAAAGCGGATATTTCTGCCAATTCTCTGTATAAGTTTTATATCACTGCTCCTTATCTGAACCATAATACTACCATCTACATTAGGTATATTAATTCCTTCATTGAGAGCTTCCACACAGGAGAGTCTGTTTATTTCTCCACGCTGAAACATTTCCAAATGGGTATTATCAGTCTTGGAATGATACCTGTACTCACAAAGGCTCTCTGCCTGTTGAATACTGCCTGCAAAAATCAAATATCTATCCTCTTCAGGAATAGTTTTGAGAATAACTTTGGCAACATGTTCCTTAGACCTCAGGCTGTTAATCAGATGCATTCTCTTTCTGATAT